TTTCTTTTTAATAGTATTAATAGTATTTTGGATTCTATCAATAATTATTTCTTTTTTTAACATTATTAGATATTATTATACTATATAATTCTAATTTAAAAATGTATTTATTTTTATTTTATTAACACCTTAATATTTAAATTAAAATAGTATAATATTTTTTTCAAATTATTCACATAATACATTAGTCATGTCATAATTCATAGGTTCTTCGTTTTTAGTACAAACTTTATCACATTTTAATTCTAGTAAATCATCCCCTCCCATCAAATAATATTTTTTTATTATTTTTTTTACAATTAAAAAGTCATTATTATTTTTATCATCAAAGTCAAATACTTTAAATTTTTTATATCGAACTGGATTATTATATAATATATTTGAAACCATTCTATGAACTATAATATGATAGGAATGACCATATTCTCCATCTTTATTATGCGTTATTACTTTATTCCATTCTTGTTTCAATAAATATTTTTTTAAATAATTATACACTTTTTTATCAAAACGAGCATTTATAATTCTCTCTTCAGATATATCAAAATGTTCTATTACTACTAAATTAAAACTATAATCTTTACTCATTTGAATTAGTCCTGGAATGTCTTTTCTTAATAAACCAATTCTACCATCTATTGAATTTGTACAAACAATTAACAACCATTTTTTATCAGTATTATGTAATTCATTAAATCCGAATATAGTTTCATCATCTGGATGGGCTACTATCATAATATTTTCTACTTTTTCTATATTTGTTTGTATTATTAATTCTTTTTTACATATTTCATTTTTATAATATTTTAATTGTCTTTCATACATATCTATTGAATATTCTATCCCAATTTTATTTTTTTTATAAATATCAAGACGAGTTTTGATTCTATCAACAATTATTTCTTTTTTTAACATTATTAGATATTGTAATACTATATAGTTCTAAATTAAAAATTTGTATTTATTTTTATTTTATTTACAAATTCATCTGTTTTTTCGTTTTTTTTCTTTTTTTTTATAATATTGTGTGTTATTATTTCTTTTTTTTCGGTTTTATATTTTTCAAGTTTTTTTTCCATTGTATAATTATCAGAAAAATATTGTAATATTATCTCTCCCAAATTCGTTTTATGTTTTAAATAAAATTTAGTTTGCTTTACATTGTTTATTTTTTTTATTATATTACAATTTTCTTCTAATTCTTGGAAATTAATTTCTTTTTTATCTTCTTTTTTATCTTTTTTTTTGACTTTTTTTACCTTTTTTTCATCATTTTTTATTATTTTTATGTCTTTTTGATTTAATTTATAATAAATTTCTCTTATTTCTTCTGATTTTTCATATGCTTTCTTTGATCTAGTTTTATGAATATTTCCTTCCTCTACATAATAATCATATTGTTTCACTAATAATTCATTTCTATCTTCTTTACTTAATTCATTATTTTTTGTTTTATTTTCTCCTATCATATATTCCAAATTACAAAATAATTGACCAATATTATCCAAAGAAAAATGAGAAATAAAAATAAATAACTTGTTTTGCACTATTTCTCTTTCAAAAGATCTCTTCTTTTGAATCTTTGCTGTTGAAATTATAATACCTCCTATAGCATTATTTGTAACATCCAAAACATCTCTATAAAATTTGTCCACATCTTTTGTTGGAACAGGGTTTTTATTTAAATTATTTTTTGATTCTACCAAAATTGTCTGTCCTGTATCCTTATGTTGGAAAATAATATCACACATTCCACCATATTTACTCCCCACATGGCTTATCTTCCACTTATTACCCTCCTCTTTATCATTATATTCTTCTACTTTTCTATAAAATTCATCCTCAAATATCTTTCCTTTATTTTTATTTTCATATTTATCATAATATTCCTTCAATTGTTTCCTCATTTCTTCCAATTCTTCCTTGTAACATTTCGTTTGGTTATTAACTTCTCTATCCAAGTCATCTTCAAACCTTTTTTTTAAATATTCATTGTTGTTTTTTTCCGTATTTAACCAATCTTGTATCCGATTTATTTCATTTTTTCTATTTTCACGCTCTATTTCTAATTCTTTTTTCAAATATTCATACTTTGATTCCTCTTTTTTTATAATGTTATCACGTATATTTATAATTTGGTCATCTTTCTCCCTTATTTTTTTTTCAAACACAGCATATAAATTCGTTTTTATATCTATTTCTTTGTTTAAAAATATTTCTCTTGTTTCAGCGTTTTTTTTCTCCATTTTCACTATTTTTTCCTTATAATCATCTTTTTCTCTCTCCATTTGTGTTATTTTCTCTCCCAATTTAACACTTTTCTCCCTTTCTATCATTAATTCTTTACTGTCTTCCATTTTTTTATTTAATTCTTTTAAAGAACTTGTTCCAAATTTCTTATTATAATCATATATTAATATCCCTCCGTTGATTATATAGTCATGATCTTCCTTAGGATATTTTACAAGATTGTCCATTAGTTATAAATTATTGTTATATACTTTTAAATTATTTTAATAATTAAACTTTGTAAGTATCCTATCTACTTCTTTTATAATTCTATCATTTTTTGAATTAAAAATTAATTTAAGTATGTATTACTTTTGAAACTGTTGCTATTTGATTACAACTATCATATGGATTTATTACAATTATATGAACATCATCATAAATTATTGGTTTTACTCTAATTTTATTAAAGTTTTTATTTACTCGTATTTTACATAACTTAAGCCTTATATTACATCTTCTCAGTTTTCTATTAATATGACCACACCATACACAACAATTACTTATACAAATCTTTTCAATACATCCAACTAATATTATAAGACAATTGCATATTTCTATAGGCCAAGGTTCTCTATGTCTATTAGGACACATTAAAGGAGATAAACAAGCATATATACATATCCAAAATATCTCTATTACTCTACAACTTATGGCTATTATTATACATATAATCGCAATTGCCATAAGCATTATAAAGATGTCAGCAAAGACCATTTGTTGATTATTAATTACATTTGAATTAAAATACTAAATTTCATTCAATTTAACTATCATTATATAATTAAATTGAATATTATTAATAATAATAAGTTTATTACACACATAATATGAGTAATACTACAAAAAAAACTATTATTGGAACTATATTAATAGACCGTTCAGGTTCTATGGAAAAAATATTACCTACGCTTATTACATCACTCCATTCATTCATTGATGAAACGAAGCAAACAGCAGAAGAAGCTGAAGAATGCTATTTTAGAATAGCTACATTCTCTACTACTAGAAATGTTGTCTATCCTCTATCGCCCCCCCATAATAATGATTTCGGAGAATTAAACGAAATAGATAATAAAAATATTAAATTTAATACATATGGTTCTACACGTCTTGTTGATAGTGCTATAGAAGAACTTGATATTTTGTCTAATAAATTAGATGAATTTGAAAATAAAGATGTTTTATCTTGGTTTGTTCTTCTTACAGATGGAGAAGATAATATTTCAACATTCGGACATTATGATTTAAAAAATAAAATTAAACAATTAAAAGAGAAAAAAGTTCATTGTATATTTATGGGCGCTAATATTGATGCTATTAAAACAGGAGAACAATTTGGATTTAATTCAGATCAAACTATACAAGTTGATATGGACGTTCGTGATGATGAAACAACTGCTCCCCTATTCCAAAGCTTTCGTGCTATTAGTCAAAATATGTCATTGTCATTAAACAATGAAGATGAAGATATGTCATTTTCCACTCTACAACGTTCTACATCTGCTCCTTCCCATTTTGTAGACAGAACTCAAACACAAAGACAATCACCTACACAAAATACCACGGTTTTACAAGCACCGCAACTTACTAGACATCATCGTGTCGTATTTGACGAAGAAAGTTATAGTCAACAATACTAGATAGACTGCTTTATTAAAATTGCCGAATAAAATGTACTATAATATAATTTTTATTACCAAAACAATACATACGTCAAATACTATTACTACCATGGATTATTCACAAGAAGGATTTACTAACTATTTACATCAAAAGATGAAAACTATGAAAAAAAACGAACATGCTACTATATATACTGTCCGACCAATGTATTTGTATTTAATTAGAAGGCAAAAAATCATCCATAGAAATCCAAATATGTACATTTGTGATAATTTTGAAAAAGTAGCTTATAAAAAATGTATTGAATTTATTAAAATTTGTAAGAAAAAAATCAAAGAAAAGGAAAAAGAGCATAAATTGTGTAACTACTATAAATTATCATTGAATAATTTAAAAACATATGCCCACTTATACACTCATAAAGATACTATCACTACCCTATGTATACAAAAAAAATTAAATGGTAATAATGATGTATGTCGTCATATATTATCTTATCTTTAATTCAAATTGCTTATTAAAATGTACTATAATATAATTTTTATTACCAACCCAATATAAAGACAATCAAATCAATACTATACAACTAAATTTTACAATGAATTATTCAAAAGAAGCTACTTCTAGGTATTTACGACGAAAATTTCGCTTAATAGATAAACTGGAAAAGGAAAAGAACGAATTAAAAAATTTAGACGTCATACGCCCTATATTCTTATTCTTAATTAGAAGAAAAAAACAATCTCATATAGAGACTATAGATAAAATAAGCAGTCATTTTGAAGCGGCTGTTTATGAAAGATGTATTGGTCTAATATCTGAAGTTAGAGAAAAAAAAAAGAAATTATGTCCTATTAAAAACAGTAGGTTCCATAAACATGCTAATTTATTGTTAAATAATTTGAAAACATATGCCTACTTACACACATATAAAGATACTATTACCACCCTATGTATACAAAAAAAATTAAACGGTAATAATGATGTATGTCGTCATATATTATCATATCTTTAAACTACACTAGCTTCTCTTCTTCTTCTTATTATAGGAGGCGGAGACTGCATATGACTTCTAGGACTTGGTGTTCTTAATATTTCATTTATTTCACCTAACTCTAATAAAGGTGTATTTAATATTGAATCTAATTCAAAATCAAAATATAAATTTTCCTTCTCAAATTTTATCTGACTCAATACCTCTCTGTTATTATCATATAATGTATTATAAACATCTAACTGAGATATAACCATATCTTTTTTATTTCGTGTCTCCTTTTTTTTTTCTTTTATCCAATTATCTCTTTTTTTCAGAAATTCATTCATGTATTTTTCCGGATTTTTTTTAAATTTTGATAATTCAAATATTTTATCCTCCAACTCATACAAATCATTTTGTAAACAACTTATTGTATCATAATATTTGGTTTCTTCTTGCATTAAACTGTAAATATTATTTCTTATATTTTCTTCTTCCATCATCATTTTTGTCTGTGATATAATATTTTGTCTACACATAGGACAATTATTATTTTCATTTGCCCATTTCCAAAAACATTCCTTACAAAATATATGATTACATTTTGTATTTACTATATTTTTTAAATTTAAATCAACATAACACACCGAACATTCCATTTGTTTATATTTAATTACTTAATAAAAATTATATTTAATATTCAATCAATTTAATGAAATAAATTTTTATATTTTTCTTTTAATTCTGTAACCAAATCTTGGGGGATTTCATCAAAATCTATAATTTTTTTATTACTTTTATACTTTTTCACATATTCTTCATTGCTATTCAGTTTTTTTTTGAACAAATCGTTATCATTCCAATACTTTATAGCTGTTTTTTTTCCACATTTGGGAAATACGCCACTTATATTATCTGATTTATCACCAGTAACTATTTTTATAAACAAATCTTGTTTTGGTTCACCAGTAGAATTCTTATTTGTAGCCAATGGCTTCATTTTTAAATTAATTAAATTAATTTGTGGATGAGCCAATTGTAAATAGTCCATATCCCCTGTTATAATAGTAATTTTGTTATTTTCATTTTCTTTTATCAAATGCTTTGCTAAGATAGCCAAACAATCATCTGCTTCCAATTTATTTAAATACACTATATCTTCTTCTTCTATTCCTGCTTCATAAAATAATGTATCATATGCCATCTTAAAGAATGGTCCTCCCATAAAACTATCATCATATACTCTTGTTTCCTTATATGCTCCATTAAAACTATTTCTCCATATTTCTTTTCTAGAACAATCTTTTCCAATTATTACTTTACAATCATCAAGTTTCAGTTTTTTTGGTAATTCTTTAATTTTATTGATAAACATTTTTTTAAACTTCTCCACAAATAATTCATTTTCAAAAGGATTTTCCAAATTTACTTCTTTATGTGCATTACGAAACCAAGCATGAATAGCATAATATCTATAAAAGCAATAATAACTACCGTCAATTAATATATAATTCATCTTATTAATAATAGTATTTTACTATTAATAAAAAATCTTCAATTTATTTATTCATTTTTTATATTCCTATATTTGGCTTTAATAATATTATTTCTTCATTTAGTTCTTCTCTATCTTTATCTATTATTTCTCTCCATTTAGATCTTATTGCTTTTTGTGGTCTATTTAATAATATACCTATCGCTTTCCAGGTCATAGAAGCTTTATAAGGTTTTTTACATCTACGTTTACATTCTCTCAATATAGATTCTTCATTTTTTGTCCAGTTTCTTTTTTTATAACCTCCTAACAATATTTCTCCTCCGTTTCCTACTTTTGTTGGTATAATAGTTTGAAATTCTCGCTCTTTCAATATTTCACCTCGCTTTTTATTATAATATTTTCTGCACGATATTGTATTGCGTTCTCTTCCTTTCTCTGATTTGGTATATATTTTTCTTCTTTTCTTTCCTTGTTCTGATTGTTGATATTTTTTAATTGACATTTTCAATATTTTTTTTCCTTTCTCTGAATTTTGATATTTTATTAATGCCCTCTTAGTCGCTTTTTTTCCTTTCTCTGTATTTCGATACATTTTTTGATAGTCTGCACGTTTTTTTTTTATTTCTATCTTTTTTATAATATCATTCATCACAATGATTATTTCATTTTGTATTATAGTTTCCATTTTTTGCTTGTGATAAGCAAAATTTTATATCATTCAATTTATTTGGGAGAGATATTATATATTTAATACATTTAAATATATAAACTAAGTATCTTCTATGAATTCATTATGGTATATAATTTACTGTTGTAGTTTTAATTATATGTTATATCCTATTATAAACCTTTTTTTTCAATGGAAGTATTATAAATTTAAAGAATATACTATCCAAAGACAAAATTATATACTTAAAAATGTTATAAAATACAATATTTTAAAATATATTTCTATTTCTACTATTCCATTTACTATTCTAGTTTTGTTTGATATAGGAAATCATACACATTTTATACATTTTATAGGCGCTTTATATGGAAGCTGTGATACAGTTGCTTTAATAAAAGATATGCCTTTATCTATTTCTACAAAAACACATCATACCATAACAACATTTTTATCTATTATGAATACAACTATTGATTGGAAACAACCGAATATTATATTAAAATTACTTGCATTATATACTATCCTATCTTGTTATTCATTTGATGTTAATTATTGTCTTGGAATGAGGTTTTTATCATCTGTAGAACAACAAAAAGATATGAAGGAAAAAGCAAAACAAACTTATATATTAACATGTTTTATAAATTGGTCAATTCATATAGTTTATTTTTATAATTATGTATATGAAATAAACCTATATGGTTTATTATATTATTGTTTAATTGCGTTTGTTGTTTATGATGATATATTATTATTAAAATGGTTAAATCAATGATTATTTCAATAAACATGATGGGGTATTATCTTGATCATCTCGTGTAAGTGTATTGTGCCAATAATGACCACCGTGCGTCCATGGAACTTTAATCCATGCGTTATTAATTTGCTCTTGCGTATATACTGGTTTAGATTTTTGTTGAATAGATTTATCACTTCTTGTATGATAATATCTATAAGGCCTAGCAGTTATAAGTTGAAGTGGAGCAAGTAAAAAAAATATGCCAATGAAAGACATTACTTTTGTACATGTTGATGTTTTCATTATACTTAAATGTATTCAAATGTTTTAAAGTTATTAATTACTAAATAAATATTTGACTTCTTCTCATATCTATTCCTGGATCTTCTTGATGTATTTCTTCATATATTTGCTCCGCTCTGTTATCTCTCCTTAACTTTTTCTTAATTTTCATTAATGATTGCTCCATTGTTTCCTTCATTTTACTTAAAACATTACTCATATATATATTATCATAACTATTATTATTATATATATTTTCCTCACATCTATTTTCACTATATACTGATATCAAACTCATTACTGTTCCCATTATATTAATCTTTTATTTTATTATTCAATAATGAACACTCAATCGCATCTGTTATTGACATTGTATTTGCTATATTCACAATAGCATTTTTATTGTTTTTATCTTTATTTGTTATCATATCACTTGATATTTGACATTTTATTCTTTCTTTTTCCGTATCATGTGGCAATGGATTGGCCTTATCATATTCATTGAAAAATTCTATATATGCCTTATCTTGTAAACTATTCATTTTATTATATAATGAACCACTAGAATCCATACCATAATCTTTTACCCAACCTATAGCTTCATCTTTCACCATAAAATTCTTTCTTTTGTTGTCTGTACAATGTATAGGTCGTTCTGTAAATGGTAAGTCTTCTAAATTTTTAATTAACTTTTTTGATAAATAATCTTCTATTAATGAATTATTACTAATAATATCATTTAACTCAAAAGAAACATTTTTTAAAAACTCCTGAACACTCTTAGCATTGTTACAATAATCTTCTAAAAATACAGTTATTGATATATTATTATAATTATTTATAGTTGTTCCACTTGATTTCACTTCTTCTTTTATTTCATTCTGGCTTTCTATAATTTTATTTATTTGATTTTTCAACATTTCCATATCAAAGTTTTCTTTTTTTTCTTGTTTTTTTGTCTTTTTTTCCATTTTCAACGTCTCAATCTCGTCTAGCAATTCATTATATTTTTCTATTGATGGTATGGACTCGTCTGGAGGGGGCTGTTTTGCTCGTTTTTTGCTCGTTTTCTTAAGGTGTTTTATGCTCTTAATGTGTCTAGCCCAATTAGATTTTCGTGACGTAGAATAGTCACAACATACGCAAAAAAATTTGTTTTTTGATGAGACGAGAGATTTGCTCGTTTTTGAAAAATTAGAGTAGTTTTCTAAATGTTTCTTGGTGCGAAGGTGCTTCTTATAATTAGAGTTATTAGACGATAAATAGTCACAACAATTACAATAAAATGAGTTATCAGAAAACCCCATTTTTTGAGTAGTTTTTGAGTAGTTTTTGTGTTTTTTTCTTGTCATTTATATAAAAATAGAAAAAATCTCTAAGTTTTTTTAAAAAAAAATGTTCTAATAGTGCCTTTTTTACAGATTTTCAGGTATTTTCAGCAAATTTCTTGTAAAAAAAACACTATTAGAAAACAAAACCATATATCATCTTAAAATACAATAATATAAAAATATTTATTACCATAATTGAAAAAAAGTCTCCAAAAAAAGGCACCCTTAGAACGATTTTTTGTCAAAACTTTTTTTCAATATTGCAAAATGGACAATTTTGGAATTGTCCAAAACGAAATCTTAAA